ATTACAAGCAGGATATACTAATTTTCCTTACTTGGGTGAAACTTCTAAAAAGATTTTTGAAAGAGAGGCATTACTTGGTGTTAGTATTACAGGTTGGATGAATAACCCTAAATTATTTAATGCTGAATTATTAGAAGAGGGTGCTAAAGTTGTTAAAGACACAAATAAAGAATTGGCGTTCTTAATTGATATTAATCAAGCAGCAAGAACAACTTGTGTGAAACCATCTGGAAATGCATCTGTAGTTTTAGGAACTGCTTCAGGAATTCATCCTGAACACTCTGAAAAATATTTCAGAATCATGCAGTTGAATAAAGAAAGTAACACGGCTAAATGGTTAGAAAACAACATGTCTTTCTTATTAGAAGATAGCGTATGGTCATCAACCAAATCAGATTATGTTGTATTTGTACCTGTTGAAAACCCTAAAAATGGTTTATTCAAAAAAGATATGAAAGGTATCAAACACCTTGAATTAATTAAGTTGGTTCAACAACATTGGGTAAACGCAGGAACAAATCCTGAATTGTGTACATATTCACCAGTTAATCATAATACATCATGTACGGTTATTATTGATGATAAAGATTCTATTGTTGAATATATTTGGAGAGAAAGAGATTTCTTTACCGCAGTAAGTTTCATTTCGGATTATGGTGACAAAGATTTTAACCAAGCACCATTTACATCCGTATTAAATTTAGATGAATTGGTATCGGTTTATGGTAAAGGATCCATTCTTGCGTCAGGACTGGTAGTTGATGGATTACACTATTTTAATAATAATCTTTGGTCGGCTTGTGATCATTTATTAGACTCTACCATTCCAATTACAGGAAATAGAGAACAAGTTCTTCTGAAGAAATATTGGATTGAAAGAGCAAAAAAATTCGCTAAAAACTATTTTAAAGGTGATATGAAAAAAATGGTTTATTGTTTGAAAGATGTTCATTTATTCCATAAATGGGAAACTGTTACTCGTCAGTTTAAAGAGGTCAATTTTGGTGAAATTTTAGATAGACCACAATACAAAGACATTAGTGATTATGCATCTATGGCTTGTAGTGGTGGATCTTGTGAGATTACTAAAATATGAGTAAATTAGTTGAAAATATAGATTTTGTTATAGATAAGAAGTCGGGACTAATGATCCTGACTTCTTATTTTTTATCCAAAAGAGGATATTGCTGCGGTAACAATTGTAAAAATTGTCCCTATTACCCAAAATCCACAAAAGGAAATAAAATATTAGATGACTCCCTCAAAGGAAACTTTAGTCAAGAGTCACCTTGAACATCTAAGTCTCGACAATACAGGGAGTGAATATCGAGACACTATTTTATTTATTACCATTTTTCTATTCTTTATATTTATTAATATGATTATAAAATATGGTATAGATTTTCCATTTAGGGATAGTGTTAGAGGTGATTTCTTTTCCATGACGGAAACTCCTGAAAGAGAAATTAGAGCAAATCTTATACATTTATTATTGACAAGAAAAGGTAGTCGTTATTTTTTACCCGAATTTGGAACAAGACTATATGAATTTATTTTCGATCAAAATGACATGATAAGTCATACATTAATTGAAGAGGAAATAAGAGACGGTGTTAAAAAATTCATACCAAATCTTGATATAAATTCAATAAACATAGTACCGGCAGATCAGGATCCTGATGAAGATAGAACATTTTCTGAAGATGAGGATGAAAGATTATTTAGAGTTTCTGACGCATCAAATAAACCATATACCGCGAAAGTGAAAATAGATTATACCGTAAACAATGGTGCATTTTCATCTTCAGATTTTATAATTATTAATATATAAAATGGCAACAAAAAAAATATCATATTCCGTAAGAGATTTTGCAGGATTGAGACAAGAATTAACAACTCTTTTTAAGGACTATTATCCTGATTTAATTAAGAACACAAACGATGCTTCGATATTCTCTGTAATGTTGGATTTGAATGCTGCGGTTGCGGATAATTTACATCATCATATCGATAGAGTTTGGCAAGAAACAATGTTGGATTTTGCTCAACAAAGACAATCTTTATTTCATATTGCTAAAACATATGGTATAAGATTACCAGGTGTTAGACCTTCTGTTGCTTTATGTGATTTTTCAATTAATGTACCAGTTAAAGGTGATAAAGAAGATGAAAATTATTTAGGAATATTAAAAGCCGGAGCACAAGTTTCTGGTGGTGGACAAATATTTGAGACAATAGAGGATTGTAATTTTGCAAGTCCATTCAATAGTAAAGGTGAACCTAATAGATTAAAAATTCCGGTTTTTGATGCTAACAATAGATTACAAAATTACAGAATAGTAAAAAGAGAAGCCGTTGTAAATGGTGTAACAAGAATATTCAGAAAAGTAATCACACAAATAGATCAGAAACCGTTCTTAAAAATTTACTTACCTGAACAGAATGTTTTAGGTGTAACTTCGGTTATACATAAAGAAGGAACAACTTTTGCAGGAAACCCAACGTCAACAGAATTTGATAGTTCAGTTAATAAATGGTATGAAGTTAAATCCTTAATTGAAGATAGAGTTTTTATCCAAGATCCAACATCAGCATCAGATTCACAAAATTTTAAAGCTGGTAAATTTATAAATGTTTCTAATAAATTTATAACAGAATATACTCCCGAAAATTATTTCTTATTAACTTTTGGATCAGGAACAGTAAATCCATTAGATAATTTAGACAATTATATTAACAATCAAATGAAAGTTAATATTGCAACTTATTTAAATAACTTTTCATTAGGATCGGTTCCAAAAACGAACACCACATTATTCATAAAATATAGAATTGGTGGTGGTAAAGAAACGAATTTGGGTGTAAATGTGATTACAAACGTAGATGATGTTGAATTCAATGTTAATGGTCCAAATTCAAGTATTAATACTCAAGTAGTAAATTCATTAACAGTAACAAATATTACACCAGCTGTAGGTGGATCAGATCAACCAACTATTGAAGAAATTAGAAATATGGTTGCCTATAATTTTGCCGCACAAAATAGAGCCGTAACATTAAATGATTACAAGTCATTAATTGAAACTATGCCCGCGACATTTGGTGCACCGGCTAAGGTCAATGTAATGGAAGAAAATAACAAGATAAAAGTTAATCTTTTATCATATGATGATAAGGGTAATTTAACTAATGTTGTTTCAAATACACTAAAATCAAACATTACAAATTATTTGTCAGAATATAAAATGATAAATGATTACATAGAAATTATAAGCGGACAAGTTATTGATCTTGCTCTTACCATTGATATTAATGTTGATAGAAATTTCAATCAAACTGAAATCATGAGAAGTACAATTGAAACAGTAATTGATTATTTTTCTATAGACAAAAGAAAAATGGGTGACCCACTCTTTGTTGGTAAATTAATGAGAGACATTGGAAATGTATCGGGAGTTGAAAACGTAATTGAAATTAAAGTTTTCAATAAAATAGGTGGACAATATTCAACAGCACAAGTTATACAACCATACGTAGATCCAGCAACAAAGGAAATAAGACAAACAGACATGACAATTAGAATGGCATCCAATCAAATTTTCCAAATACGTTTCCCTGAAAAAGATATTCAAGTTAGAGTTAGATCGGTAGAAAACAATACATTTTAAAATCTTTTTAGTTTATAATAATAGAAAATTCCATAGTTTCTATTTATTATAAGAATGATACAAAAACATAGAATATCAACAAATATTGGTCAGGATAAGAAAATCTTAGTTGAATTAAATCAAAGCTTCGATTTACTTGAGATTTTATCACTAAAATTCAGTCAAAAAGACATTTATGCTTCCGTTTGTTCAGATTACGGGGTGGTTTGTGGTAGAATTAGTGTCAACGATGGATTTGGAGTACCTAATGCAAAAGTTTCAATTTTTATCCCATTATCTGATGAGGATAGTGAGGATCCTGTTATTTCTGAATTATATCCATATAAAAAAGTTGACGATAAAAACGAAGACGGTTATAGATACAATCTATTACCTAAGAGAAAACAACATGGTGGACATGAACCAACAGGAACTTTTCCTGATCAAATAGATATAATGACCAGAGAGGAGGTTTTAGAAGTGTATGAAAAATATTACAAATATACTGTTAAAACTAACGATGCTGGTGACTTCATGATTTGGGGTGTACCTGTTGGAGAACAAAAACTTCACGTTGATGTTGATTTATCAGATATTGGTTGTTTTTCTTTAAGACCTTACGATTATATAAGACAAGGTTCAGGTGTTGATAATTTCAAAAATTCATATGAATTTAAATCATCAACTGACATAGATTCCTTACCACAAATAGTAAAATTTGATAAAGACATTATTGTTTATCCTTTTTGGGGTAACGAAGATTTATGTGAAATAGGAATTACAAGAACCGATTTTGATTTATCCGAAACCGGTGTTAAAATAGAACCTAAAGCGTTTATAATTGGTGGTCTATTTACTGACGCCGGAAATAAAAACACAATTAACAAAAATTGTGGAATGAGAAAGAAAATTGGTAGAAAATGTGATCTTACCACAAAGAAAGGAAATATTGAGGCGATCAGATTTACCACAGAAAAAGATTCAAACAACAGACCAATTTTAGAACTTTATCAAATTGAAGAGGATATTTCAGAAGACGGTGGTTTTGTTTTTCCAATACCAATGAACATGGAATACGTTTATACAAATGAGTATGGAGAAAGAGAAATAACAAACGACACAAATAAAGGAATACCAACTTCGGCATGTTATAGATTTAGATTTTCATTAGAAGACGGTAGTGTAGAAAGAGTAAGACAAACTGGTTATTACTTAGTTCCAAATATTAGAGAATATCAAACAAATACTGTTGGTGGGTTATTCACAACAACAAGTTTTCCTGATGATAGGTCTTATGCCTTTACAACAAATTGGAAAGAGTACCCAATTTTAGCCGTTTCTACTGATTCGGATAAAGGTATTTTATATAATGTACAAGGTTCTTATTACCCAAGAGACTATTTTTATAGAGTGTCGTATAATAAAATTTATACGATATCATCATATCATGATGGGTTTTTTAATGGTACAACATATAGAGATGATAAATTTGTTGGTATAAAAGAACTTTTACCGTCGGAAGAAGAAGATTGTTCAGATGAAATTGTAACCCCACCAATTAATTTTGGTTTTAGAAATAAAACATTTACACTGTTAGTTGCCGATTTAAAATTAACATTAGAACATTTTTTAAATTTAATAGTATTAACATTGGCTAATACATTAGTTAGAGTTTTAATGGGTGTTGGAGATATCATGACGGGTTTAAATGGTGTTAGAAAGGCAGGTAGACAATTAATCATCGCAACATATGGAATTCAAGAATCTGCACAAAGAAGTTTAAGATTGGTTAATTATCCTGAATGTGAAGAATGTAGTTTTAGTTTA